TGGTGGGTCTGGTGGGTCTGGTGGCGGCAGTGGCACAGTAACAAGCGTTGCGGTGTCTGGTTCTGATGGAATAGAGGTGGATTCTGGCACGCCAGTGACGACTAGCGGCACGATTGCTTTAGGCTTGAACAAAACCACCACTTTGGCGTTTTTAAACGTAGAGGATGGTGCAGACGCAACCGATACGGCTAACGTAACAAGCGCAGGCGCGTTAATGGATAGCGAGGTTACTAACCTTGCACAAGTTAAGGCTTTTGATTCTGCTGATTATGCAACATCGGCTCAAGGCGCAACTGCGGATACAGCGTTCGGTTGGGGCGATCATAGCGTTGCTGGATACTCTACAGCCACAGGTGTAGAGAATAACGCTGATGTAACAGACGCGACCAATGTTGCTGAGGCTGGTGCGGTAATGGAGTCGGACACCTCTACAGCAAGCATGTCCTTTGCTATTGATGAAGACGACATGGTCAGCAACAGTGCAACTAAGTTTCCTGTACAACAATCAGTTAAGGCTTACACAGATGCGGTAGGAACTAGAGTAACGGCTCTTGAAGCAGAAAGCACACCTACAGGTTCAGTTCATGCCGTAGCCTATGATGCAAGTGCGTCTGTTCCATCAGGTTATCTTTATTGTGGTGGTGCGGCCGTTAGTAGAACTACTTACGCTAATCTGTTTTCTTTGCTTGGAACTACTCACGGTGCTGGTGATGGATCAACCACGTTCAACCTACCTGATTATAGGGGTAGATTCCTGCGCGGATTGGATGATGGTGTTGGGTTAGATACAAGCAGAACAATAGGTAGTGAGCAAGCTAACTCTAACAAGTCTCACTCTCATGCTGTGACTGTAGATTCTGAAAGCCATTCTCATACAGCTTCATCAGCAAATGATACACACAATCACTCTATCACTGTAAATAATGATTCCCACTCGCATAATTTTCGAGCGCAACCAAACACCAATGCTGGTACATCGGGCGGCTCATACATGGGCAACACGAGGCTTGGTTCTGGCGGTGGCAACGTAATCTACACAGAAAGTGTCAGACCAGACACTCACAACCATAATGCATCTTCGGCAAACGATACGCACAACCACACCATCACTGTAGACTCTGACAGCCATTCGCACACAGCCTCGTCAACCGCAGATGGTGGAACAGAATCAAGACCCGAAAATACTTCAGTAACCTACATCATTAAAACATAATGTCACAAGAAGAATATGATGATTTTAAGAAAGCCGCGTGCCGTAATTGTGGAGAGAAGCAACGTGATTTAGTTGTTGAGCTTAAGGACGAGGCGGGAGACGAGTATGCAGAATCGTACTGCGAGAATTGTGCAGAATACGAACATCACGACCTAAAATGGCGCAATAACAAAAACTGGACAGCTTCAGGAGAATAAATGCCAAGTGTAACTATTTCAGCTTCCATGAGTACGAATAAAGTCTGTGTAGCCATAACATTAAAAACAGGATGTATAGTTTATGTCACAAGATGAATTTGACCCTTATGACGAACAAGGTAACTCGGATGAAATAGATCGATCAAGGCTGATGGACAGGCTTGCTGAAGAGCGTGAGAACGATGATATAGCGTGGTTGATGTCAGGTAACACTGGCAGACGAATCATGTACAGATTGTTGGAGCGGCATGGGATTTGGCACTCAAGTTATCAACCAGGCATCGATGCCATGCAGATGGCATTCAACGAAGGCAGACGAGCATTGGGTCTGCAGTTACTAGAAAAAGTTATGGAAGTCGCGCCAAAACGGTACGACTCAATGCTAAAAGAGGCAAAAAAAGAAAATGACAGACTTGCAAACAACGACAGAACAGACTGATACAACAGTAGACGTTAGCGAATCTCAAGAAGTAGAACAAGTTACAAATGTCGAACAGGCAGATCAAACGGTTAACGAAACCACAAACGATCAACCTGTTGGGCAGGAAGTAAAGGCTGATGCGGAGAATGACTCACCAGATGGGTCAGACAATGCAACAACCGAGCAACCAGAAAAATATGAATTTGTTGCACCTGAAGGCTCTGAGCTTTCAGACGTTGTAAACGAAGCTTATTCAGAAGTTGCCAGAGAGTTGAATCTAAGCCAAGAAGATGCCCAAAAGGTTATTGACGCAGTTTCACCAAAACTAGCTGAAAGTCAGCGAAGTGCGATTGAAGCTATGCAAAACAAATGGGCAGATGAATCTCGAAACCATCCTGAATTTGGGGGCGACAAGTTTGATCAAAGCTTGGGGCAAGCAAAGAAGGCAATCGGGCAATTTTCGCCAGAAGGTTTTGGGGAGTTCTTAACAGAGACAGGATTAGGCAACCACCCGATGATGATCGAGTACGCCTTGAATGTTTCTAAAGCGATGAGTGAGGATAGTTATGTGGGACAAGGTGGCAGTAAAGTCAACCGAGGCCCTATGACAAGCCAATCGGCCGCATCCTTGCTTTACACTAAAAGTTTAGAGGAAAATTAAAATGGCAACATTATCAAACACAGCATTGACGCTGATTGATTGGGCTAAAAGACGCGACCCTGATGGTAGCGTACCCGTCATAGCAGAACTGCTATCACAAACAAACGAAGTCCTAGAGGACATGCTCATCAAGGAAGGTAACCTTCCAACTGGTGAACGTGTAGTTATCCGAACAGGGCTACCATCTGTCTACTACCGCATGCTCAACCAGGGCATTCCAAGTAGTAAGTCAACCACAGCCACTATCGATGAGGCTACCGCGATGCTTGAAGCACGTTGTGAAACTGACGTTGATTTAGCGTCACTCAACAACGACAAGGCAGAGTTGTTACTCAGCGAAGATCGTGCCTTCTTGGAAGCGATGAACCAAGAGCAGTGCAGTGCATTGTTTTACGGCAACCCGCAGACAGACCCTAAGAAGTATTTAGGTTTGGCGGCACGTTATTCTGACCTTAGCGCAGGCAATGCGACCAACATCATTGATGCTGGTGGTACAGGTTCTGACCTAGCAAGTGTTTACTTGGTATGTTGGGGATCAGACACAGCTTACGGCATCTTTCCAAAAGGTTCTAACGCTGGTCTTGAAACAAAAGACTTGGGCGAAGTGACTGTCTATGATGGCGACAACCGTATGCAAGCTTATGCTCGTATCCACAAGTGGAAGCATGGCTTGGTTGTTAAGGATTGGCGTTATGTTGTTCGTATTGCGAACATCGACATCAGCGACCTACAGGGTGTCACAGGCACACAAGCGACTTCATCTACGACTCAATTGACTCGTTTGATGAACACTGCTCTTTACAAGCTACCTAATCCAAACATGGGCAAATGTGCGTTCTATATGAATCGCTCTGTTCACGCTGGCTTGGCNAACCTTGCANTAGANAAGTCAAACAATGTTCTAGCTATCGAAAGTGGCTTGAATCAGTTTGGTCAACCCACTAACTGGACGAGTTTTCAAGGACTGCCATTGCGNAAAGTTGACGCATTGAACGTGTCTGAAACTCGCGTAACATAAGGAGTANATTATGATTACGGATAGCTTATTACGACTCAGCGAAGCGCAGGCATTGACTACCACTGCCGTATCTTCAAACACAGTCGACTTAGGTGTAGCGCGTGACATTGGCTCTGGCGAGACTTTGCACATGCTATGGACAGTTGGTACTGCTTTGGCATCAGGCACTTCGGTAAACTTTGAGATTATCACAAGTGCTTCTGCTGACCTGAGTACACCAACGGTCATTGATTCAACAGGCGCGGTAGTTACTGCAAGCCTTACTGCTGGAAAGCAGTTAGCCTTGAAGATACCAAACCAACTAGATAGTACAGGACAGCAGTATCTTGGCTGTCGCTATACCATTGTCGGCACTTATAATGCTGGCACTGTGACATGCGACATCGTTCTTGATCTTCAAGACGCTAAGAAGTTCTACGCTTCTGGTTTCTATGCTTAACTGGAGTTAACTTATGGCTAAATTTAAAGTGTTAAAACCTACCTACCATGCTGGCGACATTCATCAGGTCGGTAAAATTATCGACTATGATGAGAAGCTTAATGGTAAAGCTGGCCCTAACTTGGAGGCTGTTAAACCTGTAAAGTCATCAGCCAAAAAGGAAGAGCCAGCAAGCTAGGCTTTCGCAATTAAATTAGTGAAAAGGAGGATGGGCGGCATTATGTCGCCCATTTTTATTTATGAGTAATCAAGTTCAACTATGTAACTTGGCGTTGCTTCATTTGGGTGAGAACCCTAGCATTGCCTCGATTGATCCACCAGAAGGAAGCAAGCATGCTGAAGCGTGTGGCACGTTCTTTCCATTTGCTCGTAGGGCTTTGCTGGAAGAGTTCCCATATCACTTTTCCATGAAGCGGGTACAGTTGGCCCAAGTGACTGCAGAAACAACAAACTGGTCTTATGCATACACTGTTCCATCTGACTACATCAGGGCTTTAAATGTGTATGCGCTGGACGCGACAGACGATGCCATAATCCCAAAGATTGAGCCAAGCTATGACGTTTATCCAGAGGGTAAGTACGTCCAAGACGATGCGGCTCAACCTTATGTGATAGAGGCTTTGGCTGACAACACTCGAGTGATCTACACCAACCAAGAGGATGCGGTTCTGCATTACGTTTATGACGTACTAGACACATCCAAATTCAGCCCGACATTCGACATGGCTATCAGTTATATGATGGCATCGTTTCTTTGTGGTGATGTAATTGGTGGGCGAGAGGGTTCTAGCATGGCGGCATCCATGAAGCAGATGGCGCAATCGGTTTCTGCTGACGCACAGGTATTGAGCGCGAACCAATCTAAAGAGAGAATCGATCACTACCCTGCGTGGATAACAGACAGATGACAATAAGCTATGTTCAACAATCTCTGACAGGCGGTGAAGTAACTCCAGAGTTGTTTGCCAAGTTCTCTGACGCTAAGTATCAGACAGGATTAAAAACCTGTGAGAACTTTATTGTGCGTCCACAAGGGCCAGCAGAGAACCGACCTGGTACTCAGTTTGTGCGTGAGGTGCGATACTCTGACAAGGCGACAAGGCTGATACCGTTTAACTTCAACATCAACCAGACGCTAGTCATTGAGGTTGGTGACCTGTACTTTCGGTTTCATACTGAAGGCGCGACACTGCTTAGTGGCGGCACACCATATCAGGTTGTGTCTCCATACCTTGAGGCAGACTTGTTCGATCTTCATTTTGTTCAGAGTGCTGACGTAATTACGATCACGCACGAGAACTATCCACCTGCAGAGCTTAGGCGAACAGGGGCGACAGCTTGGACGTATGCGGTAATTGACTTTGATCCACCCCTTACTGCAGTGGTGGGCGTTACTGCTGTAGCATCAGGACACACTACAGCCGACAAGTATGACTACGAGTATGTGGTAACAGCCTTCGATGCAGACCAGATAAGAGAATCGGTTGCGTCAGCGTCTGCCACAGACGCTGGCAACCTTCTTGATACAGGCGGCATTGTCACCATTTCATGGACAGCTAAGGCAGGCGCATCAAAGTATCGGGTGTACAAACAGCAGGGCGGCATCTTTGGCTACATTGGGGAGACTGATGCAACCTCTTTGGTCGATGACAACATTGGCCCTGACCTGTCAATTGTTCCACCAGAATATGAGACAGTTTTCGCATCAACAAACAACTACCCAAGAACAGCAAGCTACTTTGAGCAAAGGCGCACGTTCGCAGGAACGATTACCGAGCCTCAAAAGATATGGATGACAAAGAGCGGAACAGAGTCGGCCATGTCGTATTCTCTGCCAGTTCGTGACGATGACAGGATTAAGTTTCAGGTTGCATCAAGAGAGGCAAACCCAATCTTGCACGTTGTTCCTATGGATCAATTATTACTGTTGACCAGTTCTGCTGAGTGGAGAGTGACATCGGTAAACTCAGACGCGATAACTCCAGCAACAATCAGCGTAAGACAACAGTCTGTGAATGGCGCAAGCTTGGTACAGCCTGTCATCGTTAACAACTCTGTCGTTTACTGCGCGAGTCGTGGCGGCAGGGTGCGAGAGTTAGGCTACAGCTTTGAGGTTGGTGGGTACATTACTGGCGACTTAGGCTTACGATCAACCCATCTGTTTGATGGTCAAGAGATTGTACAGCTTGCATACTCACAAGCACCCGACCCAATCATTTGGGCTGTGTCAGACTCAGGCTTGTTATTGGGCGTGACGTATGTACCAGAGCAGAAAGTGGGCGCATGGCACAAGCACAGCACCTACAACGGTACTTTCGAGTCAGTTTGCTCGGTTGCAGAGGGCGTAGAGGATCATGTCTACGTTGTGGTGAAAAGAACCATAAACGGATCGACAGTTCGCTACATTGAACGCATGGCTGACAGAATTTACACCCGCGAAGAAGATGCGTTCTTTGTTGATAGCGGCTTGTCTTTGGATGCTAGGGCTACAGTTACCACTAGCGGTGATCAAGTCAGACTGACAGGCGACATCAGTGATCATGAGGTTACAGTAAACTTACAGTGCGATGCCGCTATATTTGACACTGGAACAGACAACGATCTTGGCGACCAGATAATAATTTACGATGGCGAAGAAGAGTATCGCTGTGAGGTTATTGCGGTAGTTAATACTACAAACGCTACTGTGCTTTGCGACAAAGCAATACCTGCTGGATTCTCTGCCTATCAGACAGAGTGGGCGTTTGCTCGTAGAGACCTTGGTGGCTTAGATCATCTTGAGGGGGAAACCCTGAACATCATGTCGGATGGTGCAGAACATCCCCAAAAGACTGTTGTTGGTGGATCGATCACGCTGGATAGACCTGGCGTTGTTGTCCATGCAGGATTGCCGATTACTGCAGAGCTTGAGACACTGCCGATGGCTTTTAATTATGACGATGGCTCGTTCGCCATTGGTCGAAGAAAGAAACCAACAAAGGCGTGGATTCATGTTTATCGGAGCAAAGGCTTGTCCGCTGGCCCAGGCACTAATCCAGAGCTATTGAGAGAATACAAACAGCGAAAAGAAGAGACTTACGGCTCGGCTGTTGATGAGTTTACAGGGCTTGTTGAGTTGCCTATCAAAGGTAAATGGGACGAGCAACAAACCATACTGATCAGACAAAGCGCACCACTGCCTGCATCTATCCTCGGCTTCACCATTGAAATGAGTGTAGGGTAGCCATAACTGTGAATTAACAAACTATTATTGAATACTATGAGCAATACATTCACTGGAATTTATACAGCTAAAGCACTGCCTAACTCTCCAACATCTGGTGGGTCTGTGGTGTATGGTGGGGATTTAGGTGGCGGGATGTCTGCTGGAACAGCGATGGCGGTAAGTGCGGCTATTCAGCTTGCTGGTCAGATGGCTGTCAATTACTACCAAAGCAAGGTCTACAACGCAACAGCCGCACTCTACTCACAACGAAGAGAGTTTAGTTTCAAATTTGATCAGCTTGCATACCAAGGCGCACTGCTCGAGAAGCAACACAACCTGACAGCAAAACAGTTTGAGCTAGAGCTTGCTGGCATCGGCATGAAGATGGATGCCTTAAACTTTATGTCATCTGCAATGCAGTATGAGTTTGAGGGCTTCACCTCTGAGTTAAATGCTCGTCAGGCTGAACAGGAGGCTCAAGGCGTTCTTCTTCAGGGCGAGAGAGACATCGGCAGGCTTACGCTTGCGGCAGGTCAGGAGAAGTCAAATACTCTAGCGAGCCAAGGTGCGCGAGGTGTCGTGCTAGGCGAAGGAAGTACGGCAGAGGTTGTTGCTTCCCAAGACTTAGTCAAAGAGATTGACGCTATCACTATTGAGATAAACTCTGTTTTTGGATCGAATGCAAGACGAGTAGAGGCAACCAATTACAGGAATGCCGCGACATCAGCAAAAGTAAGCGCGGCTAACTCGATGCTGTCATCAGCCTTTGCAAGCCAGAACTCTTCTCTGCCAGGCAAGCTTGGAGCGGTTGCTGGAATGTCAGCAGATCGTCTAGGCAAGAGGGCGGCCAACATTGATTTAGATTACGTTCCTGAGTTTATTACCAATTACCAAAGGCTCTCTGGTGGTCAGGCGGCACTCAATACTTTTGCGAGTGGTGTAGGCACAGTGGCGGCATCATGGTATCAAGCGAGTAAAGGTTAAAAAATGTTCGTACCAAAGCAAAGTCTACAACTCTCTGGTGGTGGTCGCTTTCAGGCAACCAGCGTTCAGCCAGTACAGATGCCAAGAAACTACAGCTACCTCGGTGGGAATGTTAGCGGTGGCGTAACGCGAGGGCCAAACCCTCAGATGGGCGAAATGGACGATGCCGCCTATCAGCAGGACATGCGAAGCGTAGGGGCTATCAACAAGATGACCTCCGACTTGTTCACTGTCATGGAGAAGGTTCAAGAGGACATGGATGTCGCGGCTGTTAAAGACGCTGACAACAAACTCAGTGAGGCTGTTCGTAAGGCGATGAATGACCCTGAGAATGGTTATCTTTCGACTGCAGGCAAACGCGCACTAGCGGCACGACCAGACGTTGAGTCAGGGCTTGTTGATGTTAACGACAACATCATGAAGGGCTTAAGCACTCAGAGACAGAGGGACGCTTACGAACAGACATCTAGACAGAGGCTTTCTGCCGCACTTAACTCGATGGACAAGCATGCCTTGTCGCAGGCTAAAGTTTATAAGGCGGCTGAGTCTGCTGTTCGTGTTGATTCTGCAATGCAGGACGCGATTGCTAATTGGGGAACTTGGGTCGATAAGGATACCAACGGCAACGGCACTGGCGAGTATTACAAATACAAGGCGACCATGCTTGAAGAGATTCGAGGGTCGGTTGAAATGGCAGGGTTCGTGCCTGGTACTCAAGAGTACAACATGGCTGTTAAAACGGCACAGGTTGGCGCACTCACCGAGCTACATAAACAGATCGTTCAGAACATGGTTACAGACGAACGAATCCCTGAAGCAAACGCCTACCTCAATGAGGCTTTAGAGAGTGGCGAGATTGATGGCGCGTCTTACGATGTCATCGCTAAACTCGTTAAGACAGGTGGAGACAAGAAGCAATCACTCGACCTGTACAACGTCATTAGTGGTGCTGATGAAAAGACGCAGATGGATCAGGCGAAGAAGTGGTATGACGATGGGGTTGTGAGTAGCGATGCTTACGACATGCTGGTTAATCGAATCGACAACGGCCGCACAAGACGCAAACAGCAGGAAGCTGAGTTTGAAGATGGGGTAATGATAGACATGCAGAATTGGGCATTTGAAAACCAAGATAAGCTTTGGAGCGACATGCCTACAGACATGCTGACTGCTCTTAAAGAGACAGGCAGGCTTGATGACGCAAAGATTTTTATAGAGAACGGTGCGTTTGCACATGACGAAGATGCGTGGATAGAGTTTACGACTACGCCTCAAGCTGAGTTGGACAAAATGACCCCATCAGAGTTTAGAAACAAGTACGGAAACAAGCTTGATGCACAGCACCTAGCTTCTGGCGAAGACATGGTTGGTAGAGCTAAAATGACAATCGAGGCAGAACAATTTTTAGACGAGAAGGAGAGGGTTAAAACCAGACTCCAGCAGGTCGGTCTTTATTCATACGGAACACCACAAGAGAAAGATAAGAAAAATTTATCAAACTACATGCTTGCTTTTGAGAAGAAGGTAAACCTGTACAAGAAAAGAGAGGGAAGAACAACAGACCTTACAACTGGTGAGTTGAATCAGATACTTGATGACATGCAGATAGATTTTGTTTATGACGAGCGTGGGTGGGGTTCTACAGCAGTTCCTAGAGGTGTGGTTGAGCCTGATAAGCTTGATAACTATTACGTTAAGACTCCATACGGCAATGTTGGGATGGAGACTTTGCCGATGAACAAAGAGCCTTATTACATGGAGATTTTAAGAAACAATAACCTGCCCACCACTACGGAAGCATTTGCCACATTCTCTGCTAAGTTTGCGGAGTACGAACAAGAAATTAAAGCTACAGGTTACCCTGTGACACCTGAAAGAATTGATCAATTATTGAAACTCGATCTTCGTCAAGAAGATAAAAAAGACAAAGAGCAGAAAGAAAAAGATGCGGCACTAAACGATCTTAATGCTGGCTACATCGTTGGTGTCTTATAATGAGTGATGAATATGCAGAGCTTCTACACTCATGGAAGGTAGAGGAAGATGAGAAGCTAAAGGATCAAACAAATGGTTTAAAGGCAGTAAGCAACACAACCAATGTTGAACCAATCCAAACTAGGGAAGAGCTTTATAAATCTTGGGAGCAAGAGGAAAGTGCTAAAGGGAAGGCATCGCTAGACAGAGCTGTCACAACCAACCCTGATCAATATGCAGAGACATTGTCCCTGTCTGGTAAGGCTGGCCTGCCTGTCGATACCGTTGAGCGAAATCTCGATGATATAAAGAATCGTGAGCGTGTGAAAGAGATAGACTACGACTCTCTCGCATACAAGAGTCCCGCCCTAGCTGAATCGTTAAAGGACATCGAGTTTGGTAAAGTCTCGCACGACCAGATTGAGAACCTGTCATTCCTTGAAGATGCCTCAAAAAAGTTAGACCCAAAGACTTGGTTTGAGATTGCTCAAGAACGTATTCGCAAAGCGAACCCTATGGGGTCACTCAGCCTTTTACCGTTAGGTAGCAACAATGAATACGCATCTTCTGCTTATTCTGGTGCAACGACAGGCGTAGGCACGGGGGTTTCTGGAACAGGCGCGACATTCGGTATTCTATCGAAAGATAAATATGCGCCAATGCTTAACTTCTTGCCTGGTGGCCCACTAGCAGGAAGGTCGGCACAAGCCTTCATGGATTTGGCTTCTGATCCTCTCTTAGAGGTTGGTGGTGCTGTTAAGTCTTTCGGGCAAGAAATGATGCCCGAAAACCCAACCTACGCACACCAAGTAGCATCAGGATTGGGGCAAATATCAACACAAATTATTGTTAGTGCGTTAACAGGCTTTGCTGGTGCTGGTGCTTTCATGTCTGCTCAGGGCGTAGATCAGCAAAGAGACAAGATGATCGCGGCAGGAACGATTGATCATGAGTTAGCCGATACAGAAATGCTTGTTGGTGGTGTTGTCACTGGTGCGACTGAGTT